TAGGGTAATGATGTTATCTTGTACATTTAAGTTTTCAACAGAGACGTTTAGTGTATCACCTTCAACAATCAAATTACCAGTGACGCGAGTGGTACCAACACCAGCACCAGTATCCAGCGTGATAACAGCGCCTTCGCCGGATTTGATGTTGTAGTCACCGCTTACTTGTACAAACTGTCCCATGTATACTTCCTAGATTAGATAGCTGTTAAGATCAATAAAGTTTGTGTTGAGTCATCTTGCAATGACCACTTATAACGATTTCCGTTAAAGTCAACTGCTGTTCTAAAATTAATTTTGCTTAGAGTTATTGGTGTTCCGTTCAACATTCCAACTAGTGTAGCTGTATTTGCTGCTGTAGGATCGCTATTAGTACCTTGTACTAGTCTAGCTGTAATTAATTGATAAGCTGTGCCATTACCTAATGCAGCACCGTTAGCTGTTGCTGTGAAAATTCTTCCAACTGTATTATCTAAAGCACCAAATTGTGTAAAATCAGTTCCACCGATAGATACGATAACATATTGATTGCCTAAAACAATATCTTCGTCTTGAACTACGGTGTCGTCTGCACATTTAAATCTACGTGCTCCAACTTGATTTACAATATAACCTTCTTTTGCAGAACCGTTATATACTCTAATTGGAATTGTAGGTGTTGCTGTTCCTGTTTGTCCAAAAAATCTTTTACTTAGTTTATTTGCCATTTTTTTTCTCCTTTAGGGTGACGTTCTAGGTCTTGCTCAGTGGCGCTGCGCAATCTTGCTAGATACTTTATTTATCCACGGGCCAACATAGCCATAAGCTCTAATTTTTCTACCGTAGCTATAATTTGATTGATAGCATCTATTTCTTTTTGAGCCCGTTCTAAATGGCTTCTACTGTGAGTCTGCCTGTGATCAACCATTATCTTGCTGTGCTGTTGTATGTGCAAGTCTATAATTTTTTCTATTTGATAAACATCGTGCGTGAACATAGGAAAGCGTTTACGCCAAACTAAGAACTGTTTTCTTAATTCTGTAAAATCTTTTTCGCTTTCTATCTGCATCAGATATTTAAGTCAAACAAAAAGGACCCGGAGGTCCTTTTTGAATTTAATGCAATTATTTCTAATACGGATTAGGTATAAGAAACACCAGCAATAGTTACTTGACCTAAGTAGTCCGCAGCATTACCTAGAGATGATGCTGTGTTTGTCAACTCAACATAACCATAACGTGTCATGAATGATACGACTGGTTCGAAAGTTGATGGGTCAAGAACAACGCCACTGCTCATCAATGGAATGTATGGGCAATAGAACGCTGCTGCGTCAGATTCGCTAGAACCTTTGTAACCGACAATAATTGCGCTGTCATCAGCAGCGTATGTGTTAACATACACTTTCATTGCGCTGTTCAATGTACCAACAAACTTAGTGTTTGTAGGTGCTTCGAATGTACCTTCTGTTGTTCTTGCGAACGCAGAAGTTGTAGCACTTTGAAGAATTGTCAATGCTTGTGGGCTAACTACAGCCCAGTTACCTGCACCGCGACGTGTACGCTGAGCGATCACGTTAGCAACACGGTTGATAGCAACTGCCAATGCGGCATGCTCGTCACCAACGAATGTAGCTGTACCAGACACTGCTGTCTGATTGTATGCTACTGTATTGCTTGCGCCACTAGCTAAAGTACCTAAGCTACGTAGAACTTCTTGGTCGATCTCAGCTGTGATCTCTTGTGCAAGAGCAGCCATAATCTCAGCTTCGATGTCAATGCCTTGTTGGGCTTGTGCATCTTGAGCTGCTTCGAATGTCCAGCGAGCTGACAACTTACGTGTCTTGGCTTCAACTGTTTGCTTCAAGATTTGGATGCTTAGTCTGTTACCAGCAACACCTTCTTTGGCAGCAGTAGCGTCAGCCTTGCCGTTTGTGTTACCAGAATAGCCTTCAGCAATCTTGAATGGGCTAAGTGCTTCTTCACCAGCTGTAGTACTGTCACCTGTGGCGCCAGTGAATGAATCACTATAGCGAACACGTAGTGTATGTATTTGACCAACTGGGCCAGTCATTGGTTGTACGCCGACTAGTTCGTTAGCAATAACGGTAGGCAGTACACGTCTGATCACTGGAAGGATCACACGATTTAGGGTTGCAACGTTGCCAGCGGATGTGGCGCCAGCTGAGGCACTCTCTGCCAAATACTTGCGGGTATTTTCTAGAGTAGTTGCCATTACTGAACGCTTGTTACCTTGAAGACCTTCTAAAAGAGCTTCTTTGGTCTCCGACCAGCGTGACTCGAGTAATTGTGACATTATAGTTCTCCTTAAACTTTTAGTCCCGCAAGCCTGCGGATGTCAAAAATTTCAGCAGATTTTTCTTCTCTGCTAAAAGATTGTGCCTGATTTTTATCGCCTGTAATTTCTTTGCCTTCGGTCAACGCTTTCTTGACTGGAGCATTGCCACCATTCATCACTGAAGGTAGGTACTTGTCATAAGCGGTGTATAGTTTTTCTGTCTGAACTGACTCAAGTAATTCTTTCATCACTTCACGTTTGTCTCCACCCAATGGCCCAAGCAATTCGCTCATAACTTCTTTGCGATCCATTGTGTTTTGTGCAATACGTAGCTGTTGTTCACGACTCTCTACTAATTTTTGTGTTTCTGCAACAATTCTTGCTGCTTCTTCAAGTTCTTGCTCTTTTACAGCAACTACTTTTAGAAGTTTAGCTGTTTCAGACTTCTCATTGAGATGACTGGCAGCGTACTCGCTAGCAAAACTTTCAAAAATTCTGCGGCCAAAATCATTTCTGCGGGCAGCGTCAATGTCTTCGCGCAACTGTACCATTTCAGCTTTGAGTCCTTTAGAGACTGTTTCTTGAATGATAGTTGATGAGCGAGCAATAAAATCTTTCTTGATCTGTTCAAACTTGGCTTTGCTTTCGCGCACCAGTTTTACTTTGGTTTCAGCTAAGTCTTGCTTATCTGCATGGAATTCCGCGATTTCTTTCGCTAGTGCATCCACGATAAAAGATTCTAATTTACCAACGTTGTTAGCAACTGCTTTACGATCTTCATGTAGCTCTGCAAGTTCTTTACGCAAATTATTCAACACAAATGCTTCCATTGCTGTGGCATCTGATTTCATTTTTTGTGTGTATTTTGTACGTGCATCGATAAGTCCTTGACGGTCTTCAGCCAACTCTGATAGCTCTGCCTGTAGGCGATCTGCTAACATTGTTTCAACGGCTTCTACCATTGCGGATTTGTCGTGCTCATACTTCTGTGCAAATTCTTCACGAAGTGTGGCAGTGACTTGGTCACGATTTTCTTGAATTCTGCTTTGCCAAGCTGATTCAATTTCCGATTTAAGTTCTTCGGAAATCACATTGTTTTCAAACAACTGTTTAACGAAATCTAGCATGTGATTCTCCTACTGTTATTTGAGACCTCTGATGATTCTCACCAGACTCTCTGCTATGTATTTCTGGGCCTTTGGATCGCCTTTGACTTCTTGTGCTATTTTAAATGCCTGATTTCCACCTAATGTATTCATTAAATGTTCGTATACTGGAGTTGGGTAAGCTCCCGGGGCGCTAGGTTGTGCTACAATATCAACTGTGATAATTTCAAAACCTTGAACATTACCACCGCCATCTACTTCACCGGAACCTCTACTCGATACACCCAACTTCACTCCTGACTCCAACATGGTCTGTACTAGCTGACCCATTGGAGTTGGGATAATTTTAAGTTTTCCGTAGCCGTTAGGACCATCCATCCACATCTTGGTAATCATATGACTAACACGATCTAGATTGATTTTTAAATCCTGAGGATGATCTAACTCTCCGCAAACAGAATATCCGCCAGAGATCTGCTCGTTAAGCGTTTTGACAGCCTTGCCAATCTCTTGAGAAGAATAAATTCGCTGATTCTGATTACGGATATCTCCTTGAATGCAGATACCGTTCAGATGCAGCGACTTTTTATCGCCCTCGCCTTCGCTCTCCAAGACAATCTTTGCCTGGTCGAAACTCAATTGTTCACTGAGACTAGTTTTCACCATTGCGTCCTATTATCTACGACCACGGAAAAGACTTGCTTTATCAACTGAGCCGGAAGAACCACCTGTGCCGCTGAATTTGCCTTCAGCTTCACCTTTCTTCTCTGCACCATGACCTGGCTCTTTCGTTGAGAAAGCACCACCTGCCTTGCCGCCTGGAACATTGATATTGCCTGCGTTATCTTCTTTTGGCTTCTGACCGTTTAGTGCAGAGCCTTTAATTGTTCTACCTGCGCCAACTTCGCCACTATCAGCACCATTACGGCTGCTTAGAATATTGGCAGTTGTGCCACCCATGTCGTTCTTGCCTGCAACGATAGATTTTGCGTTTACATTAACAGAGTCGCTTTGTGTGCCTGTACCGCTGTACTTGCCTTCACCTTCGCCCTTCTTCTCTACACCGTGACCGCCTGGAACTTTTTCAACATACTCACGTACTGTAGCTAGATCGAAATTGTCTTTCATTTCGTCGTCGCCCATTTCGTCGCCCATGTCTGCACCAGCTTCGTCGCCGCCGCCTAATGCATCAAAACGTGATTGTAGTTCGTCTACAATGCTGTCTAGGTCTTGAAATAATTCTTCTTCAGATTCATCAGCTAGGTCGCCGTCTTCTTCAGGACCCATTTCGCCTTCTAGGTCATCTGTTGGATCGCCGCCCATTGGGGGCATTTCATTGTCACCTTCGTAGGCAACTTCTTCAAATTCTTCGTCAACTTTTTCTTCTTCAGCATCTTCGTCTTCTGCTGCTTCATCAACTTCTTCTTCCTCTTCATCGTCAGCCATTTCAGCTTCGATTAGATTTTCGTAGATCTCACGAGATTTTCCAACTACGTACTCGTGGAATAATTCTTCTGCTTTAGCTTGATCGTCATTGACCAAACGCTCGAGCATCTGCTCAAGTAGTGATTTTTCTGCCATGTTATATTCTCCTTCAAGATGGTTAGGCTGTGTTTTATTTAACACTCTGATTACAAAAGGGTGTTAAATGGTAGTTTTTTGAACAGTTTCAGAGGTATAAGTACAACCAGGAAAACGACTGTTGAAGTCGTCATAGGTAATGTGCTTGATGTTTTTGACCTGTATGCCCAGTTGATCAGGTACAAAATCTCCTGGATTAATTACACGATAGTATTGAGTGTGTCGAAAATCTTTAATAGTTCTTTCGGTTTGACTTAACCAATTACCATGGAATGTAGCTGTGTCGCTGGTTTTTTTATAATTGTAGGTATCTGCATATACATTGTTGAATCTGCCCTGTAGGCCTTGAAAATCAAATCCAAAGATATAAATGTCTTTGTGCCCTTGTTCGCTAGCAAACCAAAGAGCTGTGGGTCCGCTGCTCCAACCCTTGTGTGGGTTGAATAGATTGAGATGATGCTTGGTACTGATACCTTTGTTAGGATTAGTCCATACCGCATGTGTTTTGTTATAACCAGATGCTACTATTTCATTGACCATTTTGACATCCACAGCTATAAGATAGTGCGGTTCGAATTCTCTGTACATAGCATTACAGGCATAGACTATGCCCTTATCTAGTAAACTGTTGTGATTTAAACTGCGTCTGCTAGTGCCGTTGCCTAATACAAATGCAACGTTATTGTGCTGGTTGCTCTGCTTCACCTGCTGGTGCTCCATACATTTGTCTTACAAATTCTAATTCAGAATCACGCTCATAGTCGTGTGCTTCTGCCTGCATGCGCAGTCTGTTAATTTGTCTTAGTGTGAGTCGAGTTTTTCTAGTGTCGCTTCTTTTAAGAACAGAGCTGTCTTTGTTATTTTCGTAGCGACGATCAACTGCAAAGTCGTTGTTGTTGTCATTGAAATAAAGGAATTCTAGTAGGAGCATAGTGTATTTATCACTGAACTGGTTGTTCTGTTGGCGCTGCTTCGCCTTCTGCACCGGTATCTACCGGTGCTTCTTCCGGTGCTTCTGCTGTTTGTCCTGCCATATCTGCTTGAGTTCCGGAAGGAGTTATACCCACTGAACGCATCTGTCCAGCAGCATCTAACACTGGTTTGAGATTTCCGCCTTGCTCTTCTCTCCACATGCGTTCGTTTTCTGTAATCTCTTCTTGAGTCATACCCAAGAAGCGTTTCATAGCAAAACGTTTGCTAAGATGTGGAATTTCCTGTAGCTGTGCAAATGTGGCTGCACGAGCAGTGTCCAGTTCACTTTGACGATAAGCCGCAAAGTTTTGTGGAGGATTAAACTTTAATTCAAATAGGCTTGGGTCAATGTTTACACCATTTGATTCCATCCATAACTTGAATTCCAAGTCAAATGTTTCCACAATACTGTTTTGTAGACGCTCGCAATACTTGTTGAACCGCAATTCTTGAATGTAAGCTGTACCTACTTTTCCGTCAGCTACTGTGTTTGAAGCTTCTTCAATGCCTGTGGGCAAGTAGGCAGCTGGTATTCTTAAAGCACGGAATAACTTGTTGGTAAAAAAGCGTAAGTCTGTAATTTCACCAAGATTAGTACCGCCTGCTAGTGTGTCAACTTTTGATCCACGACCTTCTGCAGTCTGCGGAAAAAAGTAATCTTCTGAAGCACTTAGCGGATTATAGCTGGCATCAATTACATTGTTGCCGCCTCCAGTCGATGAAGGAATACGTCTTTGTTGAATTTCGTTTTTTACACGTTCCACAAAGCTCATGGCCATGTGTGCTGGCATATTGCCCACGTCGATATAAAATATACGGCGCTCGGGAGCACGTTGCACACGATAGATAATGATAGCATCTTCAAGCAGTTCTTTCTGCTTGTAGACTTTGAACACTGATTCTAGTAGCGAATTACCAAACGGATAGTTTGCATCTAGACCTTCGCTTAGACTGATATGGATTACATTTTTTGCATCAACTGTAACTTCATTTGTTTGATTATGAAATCTTGTACCTGGAGGTTGGCTAACGTTGCCAACCATTCCTCTTCCTTGACTGCCACCCGAATAACTTGTTGATGTACCACTTGGACTGGTATTTGTTGTTCCATGTGGAGTAACTGCAATTAAATTTTTAAAATTAAAATTAATGTCTTTTACAACATATTGTTCAGGAATTTTCCCTTCACTTTCGTTAACAATAATTTTAGTGACCTTGGCTGCGTCAACAAATAACCACTTTTTGGTTTCAGGGTCACGGATAAAAAATACGTCACCGTACTTGAAAGCGTTTCTAACTATGCGAAAAATTCTAGTTTCAAATTGTTGTTGTTTGGTCCACTTCTGAAGACTTTCTTTAATTAGTTTAACTTCAGTTGAAGTGGGGTTGCCTCTATAGAAAGTTTGAAAGGGGGTGGCATTTTCTTTGTCTTTTTGAGTACAGAACTCTGCAAGAATATCCAAGGCAGCGTTGACTTCTGAATCCATGTCCATGGTGTCATATTGCATATAACGTTCAATACGATTGGGTGTTCCTGCATAAACATCTGGAAGATAACTGGAATAGTTGGCTCTTGCTGGACCAGGTCGTCCACCGCCAGAAATTGGACTAGATGAACCCATTTGGTTATCTAGCTTAACTGGTGTAAAATATTTTTTCCAACTCATTCTTTAATTTCCTTTAAGCAGCTGAGTATAAGTCACCGCTTTGGGCTATGTTTCCTAATCTTGATAACTGACGTTCATTAGTATCTTTCAATGAACGATTTATAGCAATCAGTTGATCCATCTTAGTATTTAAGCTAGCAAGTAGGCTTTCAGGAGTTTCTTGGCGGGCGCCGGCGGCGGCTGTTTGGGGACGATCAGTTCTTCTTGGGTCATTCGCTGCGGCAGCAGCACGAGCAGCCTCTGTGGTCGGTGGTGTTGCAGGCGGTGTTGGTGTTACTGCTGTTTGAACAGAAGCAGTAGTAGGCACATTGCTACCAGGAGTTTGAGCCGAAGCGGTAGCCGGTGCACCGCCACTTTTCAACAAGGCCATTATGTCTTTTTCTTCATTTCCAAATCTGTTTACAACTCCAGCCTGTACATTAGCAGTGCTGCCGCCAAAATGTTTCTTTCCTCCGTCTGCTCCTCTTTCTGCATATACAGCTTTTACCAGTTGTTCGTCAGTCATTCCCGGTTTGAACACACTGTTCATAATCTTCTGTGCGCCGTAAGGACCATGTTGAACTGCGGTACTAAACAACATCTCTTGAAGAGCACGACTACCGCTAATTCTTGATTGTAGACTTTGATCTTTTAAGCCTTTTAGCGCAGTTTGATAGCCTTGTCCTAACCACTCATTTTCGCTATTGCCTAACGCACCACTGGCTACAACTTCTTTCCATGCGTCAACTGCTTTCCCGCTAGTACTGCCTGTATCTTTTTCTATTCCTGCATCACGTAATTTTTTAGCAACATCGCCTTTGCCAGTTTTGTCAAGGAACTTAAGAAAATCGGTCATTGCTCCGGCTTTAGATGAAATTTGTTTTTTACCGTAGCTCGTACCTCCTACTTTATCCCATCCAACAGTTCCACTACCTCGGCCTCCCGATTCATATTTCTCTGCTACCGCTCCTAGACCAGTACCAATTGCAGCCGAAGATGCACCTCCCCCACTAACTGATGATGCTCCAGGTTGATTGCTAGGTCCTGCAGTTTCACCTTGTTGGCGGCGCACCATACTGTCATACATGGCCTGAGGGCTAGATAAGTTTACTCCAGGTGTGCTGGCTGTAGCAGCAGCTTTTGCTGCTTCCGTTTCTTTTTCTTTGGCTCTACGAGCTGCTTCACTAGTTTCTAATTCTTTTTCTTTTTGTCTCTGTGCTTTTCTACCAGCTACTGTATCTTTTTCTTTAACTTCTGTTGATTCAACTGTAGCTGCTAGTGCTTCATCGCCCTCAACTTTTGTATCTCTAGATATACGATTAGCTGCACGTTGAGCATCTCTAGCTTTTTCTCTAGCTTTAAGATCTTCTCTTTCGTCTGCAATTTTTTTTCTACGAGCTGCCGCTTCATCTTTACTAATTCCTCCCAGTCTCGGCCCTAAAAATGCTAGAACACTAGTCATTAAGTCTTGAAATCCTAACACAAATACATCATAAATTTTATCGCCAATAGCCTGAAATGTTGTTCCCAGATCCCAACCTGCATCATATAATGATTTAAATATCATATAAAGCAATGTGCCAACTGCTGCTATTTTTATAAGTGGTATCATCATAGGCAGCATTGCTAAACTCAATTTACCTAATGAAAACGCAGCACCTTTAGCAGCTACAGCACTTGCCCCTGTTGCAGTAGCACTTGCGGTTGTTGCCAATGTTTGTAATGCTAATTTAACATTGGCCGCTAATATTAACCCTTTCAGTGCTAGGAAGGCTGCATATGCTCCTCCTACTACCCAGGCAATAGTTTCAAAATTCTCTGCCACATATTCAAATGCTGGCATCACAACCAGTTCTACAATATCTACCAAAGTTTGAAATGCTTCCATCATGATATCTAGCATGCCACTGTTTGCTAGAAATTTAGTAAACTCATTACTAGTCTCTGCAATCTTGTTTTTGTATGCTTCCATACTTGCAGGATCAAGACCTTTTGTTTTTAATTCTTCTTCTTTGGCCTTACGTTCTAGTGCGGCTTTTTGTTGTTCAGCTGTAATTTGAGCAAGATTTTTTTCTCTTGCTGCGGCGTCAGCTGCACCAACAAAGAAGCGTTTACTAGCTTCGTCACCGTACAGCGCCATGTTTTCAGCAACTCCAGATTTTACAAATCCTTGAACTTCTCTTTGATAGGCAGCATTAATCTGATTAGCTTGATCAGCACCCATTTTACCAGTAGTTCGAATCTGTTGATTCAACTGCATCATATTTTTAGCACTGTCAGGCAAAAAGGCTAGAGCTTTCTTACCAGCTTCACTAGTAGCTGTACCAGTGGCAATAATTTCTTTCATGCCTTCTTGATGCTCAGCTGGAATTGAATCCATTAAATTCTGTAGATTCTTTTGACTTTCAACATCCATCTTGCTCATGATAAGACGGAATTGAGCATCTTTTAATCTTGCATTTCTTTCACCTTCTAACTCACTTTTATTTTTTCCGGTCAACTTTGTTAATGCATCAAGGTCTTTTAGATATGCGCCGGTACTAGCTACTAATTGAGCATCACTCATTCCTTGTAACGCACCAGTCTTGGCTAACTGGCCAGCATAGGAAGCCATGCCTTCATTGATCGCTTCAGTTGAATAGCCCAACCGGTTAAGATCCGCAGCCAAGGTAGTACCTTTAATCTGTTTGCCTAAGGCGCCTAATCTTCTTGCGCCTGCTTCACTATCGCCACCTAGCAGTGCTAGATCTTTTCCAGTCTTGGCAATAATACCGCTGAACTGATCAAATGTTAAACCTGCACCAGTAGCTGCATCCATCATCTCTGTCATACTGCCACCAAAGTTTGCACCAACGCTGGCTGATTTTTTAAATGCTTCGTAGGTTTTCTCAGCGGCACCAGCTACTGCACCAAACATTGAACCAAGCACTCCTCCCACTACAGGTATGCTGCTAAACACTGCTGCTGTTGATGTAAGACTGTTTCCTAAATTTGACAAAGAACTCAGCATGTTTGTCATGCCAGTGGCAGCACCTGCCACTGCGCTGCCTAATCCAGACATAGCATTTTTCAAACCATTTAGCTGAGCAATGTATTCTTGTTGTGCTTTTAAGGCTTTTTTATCTGCATCGAGTTTTTTCTTTTTTTCGTCGTTAGATTTTTTCTCGGCTTCGGTAGCTTCTTCAACTTCTTTGGTTAGTTTTTCTTGTTCGGCTGCTTGTTTTTTGGAAGCTGCTGCTAGTTTTTTTAATTCTTTTTCAAGTTCTTGTTGTGATTTTGCCTGTGCAGCTTTATCTTTGCCTGTATTATTAGCAATAACAGTCATAGCCGCTAGAAGCTGACGCAATGTAGCCTCTGTGGCTGCATTGTTTAGTTGTATTGGTTGACCGCCGAGATCGCCAGTGACTTCTGCCATTTAGTTTAGACCTTGAAAACTGCGCATATAAATATACGACTAGATAAAGTATTTATCGGAGATAAAAATGTCAGATCAAACTATTCCACAAGTTGTAAAAAAAGCCAATCCGCTTGCCAATTATTTTAGACAACCAAAAATGTACATACGATTACCCAGCCACGGACAGTTTTATCCAGAGGGTGCATTGGACCAAAGTGAAATTGATGAATATCCAGTATATGCTATGACTGCTAAAGACGAGCTGATGTTTAAAACTCCAGATGCTTTAATGAATGGGCAGGCCACTGTGGAAGTTATTAAAAGCTGTATTCCTGCTATTAAAAATCCATGGGCTATGCCTAGTTTGGATTTAGATGCTGTGTTAATTGCTATTCGAATTGCAACCTACGGCGAGGCAATGGATATGAATGCCTCTTGTCCAGCTTGCCAACATTTTAACGATTTTACATTGAATCTAGTAAACTATCTTGACACAATTGCTCAAACAAATTATAACACTGAGATAAGTGTACCGCCATTGCTTGTACATATCAGACCTTACAGTTATAAAGAAATTAGTAGAACTGCTATGAAGAGTCTAGAACAACAAAAAATATTTAACGTGGTCAATAACGAAGACATGCCAGACGAAGAAAAAATTGAAAA